AATTGAACCCCCAGTCAAACTAAGTTAATGGCTTACGAACCTTATGCACCAAATGCTCAGGGATTAACTGAAGCATTAATTGATTTAAAATCCAACTTTCCAGGACAAATAGCAAATAAAATAAATGGTTTTGCAGCAAATGCTTTTGAGAATTTAAATCAGGGAGATGCTGTATTTTCAAGATCTAGTGATGGACAACTTGGAAAAGCAATAGCTAATGATACACAGGATAAAGCAAGAGTAGTAGGATTTGTAGAAACAACTGTATCTGCTGGTAATTTAGTTAGATGCATTGTTGAAGGAATAACTCCTGTATCAGGATTAGATGCTGGTGATCATTATTTTTTATCTGCTAGTTCTGCTGGAGCTATAACAAAAACTCCCCCATCTAGTACAGGACATTTTGTTACAAGAGTTGGTGAAGCTGCTACAACAGCTTCGTTAGTAGTAAAAACTGAGCCACCTGTTGAAATAAGTTAACAATTTAGTGGGCGTAAAATAAGTATAAATAAGTTCTTTTGGTTAAGAACTTGATCGAGATATTAAATGGCAACTAGGAAGGCGTTAGTACTTGTTTCTGGTCTTTTTCAGGAGTTAAATTCTTCTTCTGATAAATTAGATTTTGCTGGAAATAGTACTTCCGATTTAAGTGAGGGTACAAATGAATATTTTACACAAGCAAGAGCTAGAGGATCAGTAAGTGTTGCGTCTGGAAATGGATTAACTTATAACTCTTCTACTGGAGTATTAGGAACCAGTGCGATACCTAATTCTCAATTAGCAAATGATGATATAACTATTGGAAGTACTGCAGTTGCACTTGGAGCTACTCAAGGAACATTTACAGGATTAACATCTTTAGCTTCTACAACATTAATATCTGGTGTTGCTGATGCTGCAAATGCAATAACAATTGCTAGTGGACAGATAGTTTTTGAAGGATCTACAGCAAATGATTTTGAAACGACTTTAGCTGTTACAGATCCAACTGCCGATCGCACTATAACTTTTCCTGACGCAGGAGGAACAGTTGCTTTGACAACTGATATTTCTTATCCTGTAACTTTAAATAATTCGGTAACTTTAACAAATAAAACTTTAGCTCTTGGATCAAATACAATATCAGGTACTATAGCTCAGTTCAACACTGCTGTTACAGATGCAACTCTTGCAACCACAACGGGTTCTGAAACTTTAACAAATAAATCTGTAAACCTTGCAAATAATACTTTAACTGGAACATTTGCTCAGTTTAATACTGCTGTTTCAAATGCCACATTAGTTTCTACAACAGGAACAGAAACTTTAACAAATAAAAGTCTTACTGCCCCAACTCTTACAGGATCTTCAAGTTCTGCAGGAAGCATAATTTTTAAAGAAGATACTGATAATGGAACAAATTCTGTAACTTTAAAAGGACCTGCAGCAACTGCAGATGTGACAATTACTTTACCAGCTGAGACAGGAACTGCTCTTACTACAGCATCTTCAATTGCTAACAGTAATCTTGCAAATAGTTCAGTAACTATAGGTAGCACTGGACTTGCCCTTGGATCTAGTGCAACTTCATTTACTGGATTAGCATCTATAACTTCTACTGCCGTTGTCACAAATGATAGTGGATTCAGAATTCGAAATAATTCAGATAATACAAAAATTGGAGCTTTTAGTTCTGCATCTATAACAGGTGGTCAAACAAGAACATTAACATTTCCTGATTCAGATGGAACTATAGCAACTCAAGCTTACGTAAATACTCAAATTTCTGCTGAAGATTTAGATATCGAAGCTGATTCTGGAACAATAGCTATTGATTTAAATTCAGAAGTTTTAGATATTGAAGGTGGTACAAATATCACAACTGCTGCAACAGGTAACAAAGTTACAATTAATATGTCAGGATCCTTTGCAACGGAGGACTTTGCTACTGCAATAGCAGTGGCTTTAGGATAATATTATGGCAACCCAAGTTCAATTTAGAAGAGGAACAACAGCTGAGCACACTGGTTTTAAAGGTGCAGATGGTGAAGTCACAGTAGACACCTCATTAAAAACTGTTGTAATACATGATGCAATTACAAATGGAGGTTTTCCATTATTAAGATCAGATGGATCTAATGCTGTTTTAGCTCAAGGAAATGTAAATCAATGTGCTCTCAAATTTAATGGAGATGCAAATACAGGTCTTATTAGTCCTTCTGCAGATAATATATCTTTAGTCACTGGAGGAGTTGCACGTCTTACAATAGATTCTAATGGGGCAGTAACAATTCCAGGTAATGTAACTATAACGGGAACATTATCTGCAACTACTACCAATTTTTCTGATCAAATTGCATTAATTCTTGCACTAGGATAATATGGCAAATACCTTCAAAAGTGACACCAAATCCAATGTTGTTACAGCAGTTATAACTGATAATACCGCAGTGATTGTCACAGCAGGTGGTAGTTCAACTTTAGTTTTATTAAGTATTCTTCTTTCAAACAAAGTTGCAGCTAGTGCAGACGTAGATGTGTATCTTGAAAGTGGTGGTGATGATGTTTATCTTCTTCGAAACGCTCCAGTTCCTGCAGGATCTTCTTTGGAAGTTATAAGTGGATCAAAAATAATTATGGAAGCAAACGATAAATTAAGAATAAGAGCAGGCACAGCCAGTGCAATAGATGCAACTGTAAGTTATCTAGATCAAACTTAAGGAGGTATAACAAATGGCTCTAACAACAGTAAGCTCAGATAGGCTATCTACAAACGTAAAGAATACAAACTTTACTTCAGCTGAGAAACAAGATTTAACAGATGATATTTTACCTCTAGCTGGACAGTTAGGTAATAGAAATTTAGTAATCAACGGAGCTATGAAAGTGGCTCAACGTGGTACGACATCTACATCTTCTGGTTATCATACTGTTGATCGTTTTAAAGCAGAAGGTTCTAACACAGGACAAACTGCTACACAATCTCAGCAAGATGTGAGTGCAAGTGATACTCCTTATACTTTAGGTTTTAGAAAATATATGAGAATTGCTTTAGCAAGTGCTGGTACTGCAAATGCTAATGCTAATGTTGAAATACAACAAAGAATTGAAGCTCAAATTCTTGCTAATAGTGGTTGGAATGTCACATCATCTTCAAGTAATATTACTTTAAGTTTTTGGTTTAGACCTAGTACAAATCAAACTTTTTATTGTTATATAAGAAGTTATGATGGTACTGGTCAACAGTATGCTTTTAGTTTTACCGCATCTGGAAATAATACTTGGACAAAAATTACAAAAACAATTCCAGGAAATTCTAATTTAACCATTGATAACAATACTGGTGCAGGGTTGCAAATTGTTCTAACACCATTTTATGGAACAAATTACACAAATAATCTCACATTAAATCAGTGGGCAGTAATAGATAATGCTAATTATTTGCCAGATATGGCTTCAACTTGGCTCACTACAGGCACACCAACATTTGATGTAACAGGAGTTCAATTAGAAGTAGGCAGCGTGGCAACAGATTTTGAGCATAGGTCAGTTCATGACGAATTAATAAGATGTATGAGATATTGTGTTGTTTATGAACACCAGCTTTTTAATGAAACTTTAGTTTTTATTGGTGCTTCTAGAAGTAGTACAGCAAAATTTTTTACTTGGCCTTTATCAACACCAATGAGAGCAGATCCAACAGTTACACGATTTGGACCAACAAGACTTGGTATGTCGGACTTTACTACTGAAGATGCGACAAGTACTTTGACTGTAGGGGGAGTAACCCCAACCACTCAATTAGTACAACCTGATGGCCCAGCCGTTGGTGGAGATAAGCTAACATTTTTCTATAGTGGATCTGTATCAGGAATGACAAACCAAAATGATGCTTTTTATCAATTAATGTTTGTTTCTGATACTACAAGTGGCAGTGCAAATAAACTTACTTTTGATTCGGAGCTTTAAACAATGAATATTACAAGTGCAAAATATATACAATCACCAAATACAGAAAATGGTACTCCTATTAATAAAAATGTTTTAGCAGTAATAGATGGACTTGAACATTTAATACCTATAAATCAAGATAATCGACACTATCAAGAAATTTTAGAATGGGTTGAAGCTGGAAATACTATTGAAGCTGCTACGACACCAGCATTGACTTGGGCTGATATTAGATTTACAAGAGATCAGATATTAAGAGATACAGATTGGACAATGACAACAGGTGCTTCTGTAGATCAGGCACAGTGGGCTGCATATAGACAAAACATAAGAGATATTCCTCAAACTTATTCAGGTAAAACTCCTGATGAAGTTGTTTGGCCGACACAACCATCAACCGCAGGACCTAATAGTTAAATTTTTTAAAAAATTAGTAATAATTTTCAAAAATTAGCCTCTGTAAAATAGAAGAAGCAAATAAAAGATTTCAGTAAGCATGCCGTATATAGGTAATAATCTCAGATCGAATAATGCTTATAAAACGATTGATGATGTATCGAGTTCGTTTAATGGAAGCACCACAACTTTTGCTTTAACAGTTGGCAGTTCTGCACCTGTACCGTTTCCGAAATATGAGACACAGTTAATAATTTCTGTTGGTGGTGTAGTTCAAGAACCAGGAACAGGTTTTACGTTATCGGGAACAAATATAGTTTTTGGTTCTGCTCCAGCTTCAGGTGAAAGTTTTTTTGGTGTAATTTTAGCTGCTGCTGATTATTTAAATGCTGGAGGAACATTTCCTGATGGAACTACTTCAGTTCCCTCCATAACATTCTCTGATGATACTGATACTGGAATATTTAGAAGTGGGTCAGGTTTAGTTTCTATTACAGCTAATGGAGTTAAAGTTGCTACCTTCCCAACGAGTGCAGGGAGTGCCGATCAAGTGCTTGCCACGAATGGCAGTGGTGTGCTCTCATTCGTTGATCAGTCAGGTGGTGGAGCTGTCGGAGGAGGCTCTGACAAGCTGTTTGTGGAGAATGGAACAACCATGACAACTAACTACACATTAGGTACTGAGTTCGGAGCAACTTGCAATGCCCTAAGTGCAGGTCCAATTACAATTAACGCAGGTATAACCCTTACTATACCTAGCGGTTCAGTCTATACGGTGGTTTAAATTATGCCTATTTCAATTAACGGATCAGGAACAATATCAGGTATATCTACTGGAGGTATTAGTAATACAAAAGCTGTAGCAGATGCAGCAATGCCAGCAGGATCTATTCTTCAAGTTGTTCATGTAACTAAAACAGACCATTTTTCAACAACATCTACTAGTTTTACAGATGTAACAGGAATGGCTGCAAGTATTACACCAACGAGTGCAAGTAGTGACATTATCATAAGATTTGATGTTCAACTAGGTGGAACGAGTAATTTGTATGCACGGGCAAAATGTCAAAGGTTAATTGCAGGGGGGTCATATGCTGATCTTCAAATAGGAGATACGGTAGGTCAACATGAACGTGCAAATATGAATATGGATAGTGATGTTTCTTATGGTTATGTAAAAGGATACAATAATAGTTTTTCTTTAAAAGATTCAACACATAATACAACTTCTCAAATTACTTATAAATTAGTAGGTAAAGTTAGTGGTGGAACTTTTTATATTAATAGATATCATCACGATAGTAGTAATTCAACGACTGGTACTTCATCAATAATGTTAATGGAGGTAGCAGCATGAGTTCTATAAAATTAACAGCTGATTCTGGAGGAGGTACTTTTGAATTAAAGGCTCCATCTTCTGGTTCAAACGCAAGAGTAATGACTCTGCCTGATTCAGCAGATGGAACGATATTAACTACAACAAACCCAAAGGCAGGGAATATTATTCAAGTTGTTTCTACAACTAAAACAACCTCTACAAGTACAACAACAAGTGGTAGTTTTACTGATATTTCTGGAATGTCTGTTTCAATTACACCGTCTTTTACAAGTAGCAAAATATTGATATTAATTTCTTTAGGTTCTATTTCCTCTGATGCAGGGGTTTCAGTTGGTTTTAGATTACTAAGAGGTAGTACAGCCGTTGGAAATGCTACCAATACAACTTTGCAATCTGGATTTACAAATATATATGGAGGAGAGGCTAGTACAGACAAACATCTTATGTCTGCTTCGCATAATTTTTTAGATTCACCTTCTACAACTTCATCAACAACTTATAAACTTCAATGGAGAAATAGTAGTAGTACTTCATACCTCAATAGATATAATGGTAGTAGTGATAGCTACAATGGAAGCAGCACCATAACAGTTATGGAGGTGGCAGCATAATTGATATGTTTAGCTCCTTTAAAATAAGTTAGTAAAAGAATTTTTTTGATATGGCATTAGACCACGAAGCGATTTATGAGGCTTATAAATCAGAAGCAAAACCTGTAGTCTCTATAGATGATTCTGCTGGAGCATTTGATGCTGATGGTAACTCAGTTACTTTAGATCAAAGCAAGATCGACGCAGCAAGAACTTCTCTTAATACAGCAGCAGCAGCAATTCTTTATAAGACTCAAAGAACAGGAGCTGCAGGAACTACAGATACCATTTATGCATCAGTTGGAGATCAATTAGATATGCAATATAAAGATGCAGTAAATGGAACTACTACATGGAAAGATCACGTTGCAGCTGTAAAGGCTAAATATCCAAAGCCATAGGAGATAAAAAATGAGCAGCAGATTAGTTGTTAACAGTGTTAGACATACTGGAGCATCAACTGACGCACTTACACTTAGTTCAGATGGTAAGGTAGCTTTTCCTAATAACACAGGTAATATTCTTCAAGTTGTTTCTAATACTTATAATACAAAAGCTAGTCTTTCTATAAGTAATAATTATGCTAACAATAATAGTTATATATATTACATCTCAGGCTTAGATACTACTATTACAACAACTGCTGCAAATTCAAAAATTATAATAAGTGGAAGTGTTTATGGGGAAAACAGTTTAAGCGACCATCAAACTGGTTTTGTGCTTAGTTCTAGTATTGGAGGAACTGTTGCACCAATAGATGCTCTTAGAGGTGTTTCTGATGGAGATAGAGTTAGAGTAACATCAATGATGAATACACAGTATTGGAATACCAACGAAGATTCAACACCATCAACCACAAGTTTTACAAATTTTGAATATTCGCCAAGTCAATCAAGTGGAACTGCAATTATAATAAAAGTTGGAGTAATAATATCGAGTGGAGGTAGTTCTACTTTTTACGTTAACAGAACAGTAGCCGATGCTAATAACGCAAGTAATGAACTAGGTGTTAGTAATATAACTCTTATGGAGGTGGCAGCTTAGACTGGTTAGTTTATAAATATAACAGTAGAATAAAAATATAAGATTTTTTTAAAAAATGCAGAAAATTTTTAATGCAATAGCTGTTGCTTCTGGAGTTCTTTCTTTAACCGTTGTAGGAGCTGGTTTAACTGTTTATTTAAACAAGGATGCCATTGTAAATAGTATAAAGGAAAAGGCATTAGAGGCTGTCACAGGTAGCTTAGGTGATGTCCTTGGTGATTCATTACCAATACCTGAATCAACTGGCGGTGTAATACCTGAATTACCTAAATCAATGTTTTAAAATTGTCTGAAATTAACGAAATATCTATAAATAATTTAAACATTGTTCCGATAAATAGTTATATTCATACGCCTATACAATCTTTACCTAATACTCCTCCTGTAACTTTACAGATTGGTAATCCAATAATAGAAATGCCAGGGTGTGTAAAATTTAATCCTGCTAATTTAAATTCTCAAAAACTTATTGAAGAGGATGAAAGAGGAAATAGAGTTTTATGTGATGGATCTGCTCCATATTTTGAACCTATAAATTATGAACCTGAAAATTTAATTTATGTACAAGATGCAGTTGCACCTAATGTACAACCAGCACCTGAAGTAGATACTCCTGAACCTAATTTAGATAATCTCCCTCCACCAAAAACAGAAGTTGAATGTCCTGCTCCGAATCAACCTAGAGTTGGAGATTTAACACGTAATGGAGAAGAGATAGTTGTAGGTCATGAACTAAGTGTTGATAAAAAAACTTGCATAGTTTTATATGAACCAAGCTCTCCAGCTGAGAAATTATTACCTAATACATCACAAGTTAGTACAACAGCTGCAATTGCTGTCGTAGCAACGGCTTCAGCAGCTGCAACACCTATATTATTAAGGTTAATAAAGCCCTTATTAAAGCAATTAATTAAAAAAATTAAAGGTTTTTTTGGAAAAAAAGATAGAGAAAGATTTAAAGGATTAAAAAGAAAAAAGAAACTTATTTCTGAATCGAATGCTGATGATTAGGAATAACTCCATGAGGGTTTGCAACTACAATATCTTTACATAATTTTGCTGCTGGGCTTGATGGATGAAAGGTAACTCCCAATCTTTTCTGCTCCGCACAATGTTTTAATCTTGCCATTTCAAAATCTAATCTTTTATTAGCTAATAATTGTTGATTTAATTGATTTTGAGTGTCAGCAGCCCTCAAACAACCCTCATTGTGACGTTTATCCAATGGTATGGTTATGTTCATACTGATGCCCCATCCAATACTATGATTAGTTTTTTGACCAGTTCTAGTAGGTTTGTTATAAAGAATAGAACCAGGATTATCTAATACTCCATCATTATTTAAATCACTATTATCAAATACTGGATCCATGTAGTAATCTTCATAAGGTTCCTTCCATGAATTCTGAAGTGTTGCAAATGGAGTTACACTAAGGGTTGCTCCCTGACAGGACACTCCACCCCCGTGAGTATTAGTTATATAAGGTCCCGATAGATTTTGGACAGCCAAATTGGATACTGAACCACTGGAATTTGCTATAGGATTTGCTGTGGCTGACACCCCTCCTACTTCATTTGCATAGATAGGAGTACTGAATATATTTAAAGCTAAGAGTAAATATTTTACTGACTGAAGGTTGAAACCGTGTCTGTGACTGAAGTTATTTCTGTTGTTCTTTGTATTATTGTCTGTGATTTTAATCCTGGTTGGCTCAGAGTAGTTGTCAACTGCCACGGCTTGGCGGTATCTGTCACCGTGAAGTTTGGCATATTTGTTGTATCTAAGTTTGTCCACGTAGAATTTACACCATTTACTGACTGAGTAACACTTTGAGCTGGAGGAACCAAGCTACTCGCATCTGTACCTATATTATTGCCTGTGACGGTATATTGCCAGCCTGTTTGATAATCAATGACATTTATAGTCTCTGTGACTGTAGAAGTAGTCTCTGTATGACTGGTAAGACTACCAGTCTGAAAGTTGGGAACGACAGGAACGCTTTCTACAGGTGCATTCAATGAGCTTAATGCGACCACAGGTATCACACTTTTCAGGATTTTTATTATCTTCTTGTTCTTTAACAGCGAAAGCATGATCCTTTAACTTCATTTAATACTGATCTCACTTATAAATTGTCCTGTAGCTGTAGTGCCTGCACCCCCTGCTGTTAATGCTACTGTTGACGATGAGTCAATTGTACCTGCTAATGTCCCTGCAACCCCTGCTGCAGTTGAGGTCTGACTAGATAATGGACTAACAGCACCAAGTGATGGAGCAGAACTTACTATGGCATCTCCTTGAGTAAAACTTTGCGTGAAGCTGAAGGATTCTCCTGCAGTTGCCTGAACAGCAGATAAGGTTGGTATTGAACCTACTCCTGATGCAATGGTCATAGCACCAACAGAGGTAGTTGCTGATCCACCTTCAGGTGTGTACTGAGTTGTTACGTTGTTTCCTGAAACACTGTAAGAGTTTCCTACTCTCTCTACATTTGTTGCGGCAGCGTTTACAGTTAGCTGTATACTGCTCGATAATTTATGCGTGATATTAGCCTTTGCTGCTGGTGCAAATATCAATATCAACAAAGGGAGAAATTTTCTCATTGTTCTGAACTTATTGTTTGCTATACATAAGTTTACATGAGCGAAACTTAGTATATGATCGGATTATAAAATGACTGAAAATTCAAAAGAGTCACAGAAAGCACAAGAGAAAAAAAATGTGTTTTCCAAAATAAAAGAAACCATTGATGATAAAGAAGAGCAACTAGAGATTCTAGGAACTTTTATTCGGCTTGGTGTTATGGTCTGGGCTGGTTTTATAATTTCTTTAAATTATGTTTCTTTTCCAGGGTTATCTAAAGATGGTGGACCCAAGGACATCACTTTCATAGCAAGCGTTTTCACGGGATGTCTTGCTACATTTTCGGTAGATGTTGGTAAGAAAAAGAAAGAAGGAAAAGATGGATCAAAATCATCACCTTCAATACCTACTCAGATACTGCGTATTGAACAGGCTCCAATTAAAATAGTGACTGAGAGCACTTCTAAGAAAGATGTATAGTAGACCGAGAAGAAACTGGGGAGTAATAGCTTTAGTATCCATTTTGGGACTATCTAATCTCTCTTTGATGAATACTTTAGTTTCTCATAAATTTAAAAGACCATACCCAAATTTAAATTTACCTGTTGGTCCATATACAAGTTATAGAGTTGTGGCTTCAGAAAAAGGATATAGTATCAGTTATAAAGCTAATGATCCAAAAATTCTTGCAAGAACTAAACTTGTAGATGAGGAAAAAGGATTATTTAAAAAAGATTCTAAATTAAGTTTAAGAGAAACTTATACAATGAATAGTGAATCATCTTCACAGCAATCAGAAGGTTCTGTGATGACTGATAAAGATATAGCTTGCATAAAAGTAGAAGGAAGTGGAAATGCCACTGGAAGGGTCGTAGGAGCTTCTGTAGGGGTCAAAGCAGCTCCAATGGTAAGTAGTGTTCCAATAGTTGGATGGTTAGCTGCTGGACTTGTTACTATGTTTGCTCAAGATAAGGCATCTGAGATAGGTGGTGACATAGCAAAAAATTATAACGATTGTTAGTAGCTAGATAAAAGTTAGGAAGCTATACTCAAATTAATAGAATATTTGTTATGTCCTGTACAGTTTCCCACGAAAAATTAGAAGAAACAATGAAGCAGTTAGTTGAGCAACAGACTGGTTTAGCTAATGATATAAAGTTAAAAGATTTAGAATTAGGTCAATTAAAAGAATCTTACATGAAAGTTTTAGGAGCAATAGAAATAGTTCAGTTTCTTAAAAAAGAAATAGAACATCCTCCTGAAGAAGATCCAAAGATTGATATTGCTGAGGTTACATGAAATGTTATCGGAGATGAATCAAAAAAGATATAAAGCTCTTAGATTGTTAGCCGATCATATTCGAACCCCCTCCCGTGATTTATCTCTAAATGCAATATTCAATGATGTTCCAGATGAAGATTTAAAATGGGTAACTGAGAAAATTCATTATTATTTATTAAGATTGTTAGAAGAGACAGACTGTGAAATAGAAGAAGATGTTGAGTTAGTCCCACTAATGGAATAAAAGATACATTTATGCAAGTTTATGCAGCATAGAGTTTTCTCAAGGTTGCAAAATACATGTGATTAATTGCGAGCAAGATCTTTTAGTAAATCTCATTGAATTATCACCTCAGAATGCTCGACGAAAATTTAGACAGTCAATTTTTGAATCATGGGGATGGAAGTGTGCATATTGTGAAAAAGATTTAGATACGGATTCAGCCACCATAGATCACATAGTGCCTAAATTTAAAGGTGGTCATAATGTTAAATCAAATATGTTATGTTCCTGCTCTAGTTGTAATAGATCAAAAGGCTCAGTATTATTAGAAGAATGGTATAACCCTTCTAATTTTCATTACACAGAGGAAAGACTTGGTAAAATAAAGCATTGGATAGAAAATAATAGTCTTCCTATTAAGATTCTATCTCCAGATAAAGCAACTCCGTATATAACAAATGACTTCTACATCGGATGGATCTCAAATTAAAGCTAAGGCATTTCTAAGAGATAAAAGCCAAAAGATTATGGAATATATGCCTGAATTACAAAGAGCACGTATGCCAGATGCATTAGCTAGAACAGAAGGTGGCGAAGATCAAAGCATTCGAGCTAAGGTACAGAAAGGTACTATAAAAATTCTTTAATGGATAGTGTTAATCCGAAGGACAGATCATACGTTAATGATCTAGTCATACAGTGTTTAAGAGATTCTATGTTTGTTTTAGAAACAACTAGATTAGTTCATTGGGGTGTAGTTGGGTCTAAATTTTATCAAATTCATCTTTTAACAGGTGACATACAAGATGAGATGCATGCTGGTGTAGATGCTATTGCAGAACATGCTAGATCCATAAATGTAATGACTCCTCTAAGAGTTGATAACTTATTAAGCTCAAGAATTACAGAAATAGATATGAGTAATCCATATGATGAAGAAAAAGTCATCTTAGAATTAAGCGTAGTTCACGACATGCTTGCAAGTTTTTTCGAAGAACTAGCAAAGTATGCTGGAATGATTGGTGACGATCTTACTCAAGATATGGCAGCTGATCGTGGTCGAGAACATAAAAAACATCAGTGGCATTTAAAAGCCACAATGACGTACAAGTACGAGACACAAACAGATGTCAACGCAAAACAAATCGCAGAAAAGAGCAAAAGCTAAAAAACTTTCAAAAGATCATTTGAAATGTAATAAGCCTAAGAAGACTCCTAGTCATAAAACAAAGTCTCATGTTGTAAAAGCTTGTAAGGATGGTAAGGAAAAAATAATTAGATTTGGACAACAAGGTGTAAAGGGAGCTGGTAAGAATCCAAAGACTGAAAAAGATAAGGCTAGAAAGAAATCATATTACGCAAGACATAATGCTCAAGATGCAAATCCCGATAAATTTTCTGCTAGATACTGGTCACATAAAGTTAAGTGGTAATTAGATAAGGCTCCAACTTCTCCACCATTTAGTAATAATATATTTAGAACCTTTTAGTGGTGGTAAGGCTTCATGCATTGTTTTATAGTTAGGAAATCCATTCTTATATAAGTTATTCCATCCTATTAATAAGCCTTTTTTGGGTTTAATTTTTAAATTTAAGTACTTAAAATAAGTTTCTCCTCCTTCTTCTACGTCATTTAAATAAATCATAGTTGTCCATGTTCTCTGTCCCATCCATTCACAATAAGTTTTAAATTCGTGATTGAATGGTGAGAAGAAATCATAATGTTCTTTGTAATATTCACCTACTTCATATTTCTGTGCTTGCATTGTTTCTCCAAAAAATGGCTCTAAATTCATAAAATTTGCTATTTTTTTATCAATATTTAAATAAAAAGGATCTGTAAAATAATTTAAATCAGAAGTTTTACTAGTTCTATAGCTATTTACAAGACAAGTATCTCCTTGATCTGCAACAGTAGATGGTCTAAGACTTCTTGATATCATTGAGATTAGTTGATCACATTCAATATCTGATAAAAAGTTTTCTTGTTTATAAATTTGAGTAAATGGATAATAAATTCTTTGACCTTTTCTTGTAATTTTGTTTTTATAAAACTCTTTATAATTTATTTTTTTAGGTTTTTCTTTAAATGAAGCTAAAATTTGTAATTTTTTTAATTGATTATTATCTAAATTATATGTTTCTTTAAATTTTCTTATAACTTGAGTCTTACTTGCACCACTAATAGAAGCTTCTATAAAGTGTCTGACTAGATCTTCTACTGACATTTTAAAGTTTTACTAGTCTTAGAATACAGGGAAACATAGAAAATTCAAATGACAAGCGTAGCTGTTAGTTTTATGATCCTTTTTGGAGGCAGTTATGGAGTAAGCTCTATGTTATTAAAGAGAAGCGTAAGAACTAATGACCCCAGCTACAGATCCCAAGAAACACTTACAAGACTTTATAGAATCGAGAGATCTAAAGAAGACTGGTTTAGATGATGATATTCCTGATATTCCAAACTTTACTGTAGATACAAGATCTTAAAAACTGTATAGTATTGCTCCTTAATTCACTGTTGGTAATATATGTATAAAGGTTTTAAATTATATGGATGTCAACCTCCCAGTAGATCAGGAATTTGCAATTCACGCTGCTGCAATCGCAATCCAAACTTTAGACCGCGTAGAATTGGAAGAAGCATTTATTGAGCTTTTACATCAAAAAGCATTAGATCGTCAGATGTTTTTTAGCATTATGAAAGATCACGGTATAGATGCAGACATTCAATTTCAGTTATCGACTGAAGGTCAAATTTCTTAAAAAACATGGCTACAAGAAGAATTACAGGAACCCTTGATACATTTAGTGTTGATAGTGGATCAGAAATCACTTATGTAGGTGGAGCTACTACAGGTGATAAAAGTGATGATGTAAGAGGTTTTGAGGTAAATCCTGGAAGCACAGGAAACATTATTGTAACTCTTGAAAAAACATCAGGTATTCGTACTGTTCAGATATTTCAGAAAGATGCTTTTGCTACAGGTAACGCTCCTGCAGGATACCAAAAGTTTTTTGATATAGATAAAGCTGGTAAAGGAAAAGGAGCTATCGGAGTTACGGTAACTAATGCTGCTAAAGATTATGTTGTATTACTAACATATGATGGTTATTCTGAAGTAAGCTACAACGGCACTGTTGACGTTCCCTAAATATCCTTTTTTTTCAGAGAAAGGTTTCGAATTAACAAAATCATATACACCTGCTAGAACATTTTTAGGATTAGGAAAATATGCAGCTTATAAAGACTTTGGTGAAGATTCTTGGAAGATAGGATATGGTAGTAAAGAAATAAATGGTCATGGATTAACTGCAAAAGATAAATTTACTCAAGAGGATATAGATAAACAGTTTTATTTAGATTTAAAAGAATTTTCTAATAAATTAAAAGATTATGTTTTTGTTAGTTTAAATACTAATAGAAAGGCTGCACTTTTAAGTTTTGCTTATAGTATTGGTATTCAGTCTTTTAAAAATTGTAAATTATTAGATCTTATTAATAGTTATTCTTCTAAATCTAAGATTATTAAAGAATGGAGTCCTTTTATTAATACGTATTGGATGTCAGGAGGCGACCTAATGGTTGCTAGAAGACGTGCTGAATTAGATATGTATTTTGCTGCAGATAAAACAATACCTACCTTCTATCCCCATAAATGCCACACTGAGATTTGCTTATTAAATTTAGTAGAAACTTATAATGGATCTTCTAATCAAATCAAAGGTATTGAATATTTAGAAAAGAAATTTAAAGAGTTTGATCCGTCTGGAGAGGTTTTACGTCGTTTTTTCCGTTACTGGAACGAGAAGCCAAGTGGTCTAGGATCTCCGAAGCGAGCCAAGGTTGATCTTTAAGATAATCTAAAGCATCAATCAGCTCCAGCTCAGGGGTATAATTTTCAATTAAATCTTTATACTCCATTGTCATCCTCCTGTGGAATAGTTTTTAGATGTGCAGTGGGGATTGTTACGTTTTTAAATCCTTGATGAAAAACTTGTGTCAAATCTTTCATTTTTTCCTCATGCATTCCTATTTTAAGTAATACTAAATATCCGATTAAATCATTTACAACATCTTCATCATTTGCAAGTAATCCTGCACCTTGCATAATTCTATTTAATTTATCATCAATTCGGACCAATAATTGCTCTACTGGTGATGATTTACTAAAAACTCTACATGGTTTTAAAGCAGAATTACCATATTTTCTATTTTTATGTATTAGGAGTTCTTTGATATCATCGCAGATTCCACTAATCTTCATTTCTGATTCCGACATGGTCATGTTAATTCCTCGTAGAATACCTCTATGAGTAAGTTTACTAGTAGTTACGACGTTGACAATCGTTATAGGTTCTATAAGTCACTGAATCCTCAAACGGACATCAGTAAAACACGTCGTGGAGTAAGACCAGGAGTTGATGATAATAGTCGTAAAAATTTTTTAAGATCATTTGTTAGTAACTTAAATGAAAATGGATTTCCAAGACCTACTACAATAAAAGATCAAGAGTTTCCAAGAGATAACTAGCATATTACTTTTCCAATATTAGAAAATATATCTTTAAATCTATCTGTTTGATTAAATCCAAACTCTATTCTAGGTAAGTATATAAAATACCCCCAGTGAACAGGAGGAGAAATAACGTACATTCCTTTTCCATGAATAAGACTAGCTCTATCAGTTGGAAAACATACTGGATAATCCCACATTTCAGGACATATTCTTAGCATTTCAGGATAAGTAGAAAAAAATAAAGCTTCACGAATATTTCTTAATCTCCATTCTCTTACTAATCTTCGAAACCATATAACACTTGGTGCTTTTGCACCTACTCCAGCTTTTACACTCCATCTCCAAGTTCCTCTTTCTTGTGAAAAAGAACATCTACCTACTGTTGGTGGGAATAAATAAACAGTACCAGTCCAAGGATCATCAATATTTAATCCATCTTCTTTAGGTGTATATATTTTTTTTGCTCGTAAAAATTCAACATTTGCACTATATGTCGAGCAGGGATCTAGATCAATATCCCCTAATAATGCATTTATGTAAGGTAAATATTCACATGGAGTTAGCCAATCATCAGTTAAATCATTTATTTGTTTAGAAAGATATGGCTTATTATTCACATCATTTTAAAACTTGCACCCTTGCTATCTAGTTTGTAGTGTACTAATGACATTTCTTTAGAATCCTGAATGATAAATAAAGCTTCTTTATCAGGATCAAGTTTTTCAGCTCTAACAATTGCTTGTTTCATAACGTCTGCAGCACCTTCCATATCATTCTTATTAAGATCATCTACGGCACTTATAAGATTATCAACTGTTAAATAAAACATAGATTTCTTTTCATCTTCATGTTCAGGAACATAAACCATAGCTCCTGGACCATCATTATGGTAAAACTTATAGTAGTATTCGCACATATCTGCACAAATTCTTTCAATTGTTAAAGTAAGAAGTTTTGATTCATCCTCACCTGTAGCCGAGCCAATTAATTTTTTTAATAGCTTAATTCTTCTATTAGTCATTTAGTTTTTACTGCTTCTACATTCTTACTATCTTTTGGTTTTTTGTCAATTTTTACAAATTTAGCTAACCCAGATTTTCTTAGTGTTTCTAGTAATTTTGGTAATGGTCTATATAAAACTACTGCTTTTTGCATATTTCCAATTTTTTTAATTAATTTGCCATTTTCATCTCTTAATTTTGCTAGTTCACCTTGTCTTATCAAATACTCAGCAACGCATCTATATCTACGTTTTTCTGCAAGATTAATATCAGGATAACGATCACATATTGTACTTGTTTTCATATCACTAAAAGTAATTCTTATTTGATCAGCTAGAGACAAACCTAAGACTAAATCAGTTGTACTAGTTTCATAACCTGAAATAAGTTCTAAATATCGTCTTAAATCTGCATTAGAAAAGCTTCCAGAGGGTGGTATAAATATTTCTACTTGTTCAATCAAAGAATCACAAAGCTTTTTTTTAAAGTTTTTTGTAGTTATAGACTCAATATCTAAATTTTTAAATCTATAGCTTTGATAGGTGTTGTCAGGGTCTTTAAGAGGAGCATAGTTAGTCGTATCTAAAATATCTAGCCAATCCTCTGTAATTTCAACTGGCATCTGAGGATCATATTATTCGTATCTTCTAAAATGTTAGCTTACTTTTGCAAATAGTCCCATTGTTGTCTATGACTAATAAGTAAAACCCAAATATAGTAGTTTCTTAAACTTCTAAAATGATCTTTTAATTTGACGTGTTCATGCCAATCTTCTCCATATATTTCTGTTAATCTCTTTTTACATTTTTCCAATGATCCACTATAGTTTGTTGCTTCCCAAAAAGATTTAGCTAATAACATTTCTTGTAATGTACATAAATTCTGTAATTCAGACATGGACATATCATGTAATAGTTGGCTAATATCATTGAAGAAGGGATATTTTTTACCATGCGTCGTCCGATCACCTATGCTGAGTTGTTTTTGCTTTTGATTCTCGTGCCTCTCGGATATATTGGGAGTACTCATCTATACGAGTTTGTTACAGATAGAATTACTATAGAATGTAATTTTAAAAAATAAAATGGGTGGAAGCAAGCCATCAGCACCAACTGTAATAATGCCTGCGGAGACTAAGCCTCAACAGTTTCAATCTGTAATACCTGAAAAAAGTTTTAAAGATTTAGCCGAGCAGATGGGAAGAATAGAGAAAGAGACTGGTAAAATTCAAGATCAAAGATATGACGAAGTAGGAACACCTGCTGAAATAGGTGCTAGAAGTAAAGGAACAAATATGTTAGCTGCAGCAGCTTATTTATCATCATTACCAAAAAATACACCAGATACAAGTTTTCAAACAACACCTAGACCTTTTGATATAACATCAACTAAAGGTGCTTTTGAACAAAAAACAGGTCAGACTTTAGGAGCAACTACAGGTAAATCAACAGCTCCAACTACAGCTCCTAAAAGTCAATTAGATTATGTCAAAGATGCTGCAAAACAAAACTTAGATTTTGCGAAAAAAGA